TCCGCCGAAAAGACCCCGAGGGCGAATTCCCCAATAATTTCCAGGAAATTCCAGCGCCTCGGGAGTCCCAAACTACACCTTCAATGTGTACATTATTCAAACCATTGATACTCTAACATTTCACGTCACAATACCAAACATCTATTCAAATGGTTAACGTAAGATTATATTTCACAAAGTTTATAAGCGTATTCTTTACCTAAACAAGCTCTACCATATACATTAGGATGAGTAGTGTCAGTATTAGAGAAAAAGCTTAAGTAATTAAATTTATTAAGCGAAAGATTGTTATAAGCATCTAAAACAGGTATATGATAATTTTTACCTATTTCCTTACACTTTTCAACCATATCTGGCAAAGTGAAATTACCATTAAATTTTCTATCATCGGAGGTTGAAACAATCTCCGTTTTTTCTTGATTTAGCCAACATCTCCAAATAGGAGAACCTAATAAAATACGTAAATTAGGAAAAGCCGTTAATAAATTTTCAATTGAAAATCTTAAAGCACCTGCCCATGTAGAAGTATCCATTAAATTATTAACATTATCCAAATTAATACCAGCAGTATAATCATTAGTACCGTAACTAATTGTAATATAATCAATTTTAGAAAAATCAATTAATTTTAATTTTTCTAAAGAAGAAGCAAAATAATGAGGTAAATTAGAAGAATTAGCTATTGCGTTATCCTGTAAAGTAAAATCTTGAGAAATTATAGCTTTTACAAGTTCTACCATAGAAAAATATTTAAAATCAGAACTATCTGTGTTAGACATTCTGCATCCACCGAAACCCATATTAGTAACATTAGCTGAAGTAATATTTGCAATAATCGAAGAAACAGAAGAGTTATCTTGAAAATTTCCAAAAATACTATCACCAAAATTTACGATTTTTTTATCTTTTAAGCCAAAACCTTGATTAGAAAATTTATTAGTAATAACCCAATCCGATGATGAAACAACTTTTAAAGTAACAGGATTACATCTAAAAATTCTATAAGCAGATAAAGTTGCTGTAATATTAGTATAATTTTGATAAATCCAAATATTTGGGTCTGTTTTATTGTAAATAGTATTAACAATAAGAAAACCGGTTGATTTGAAGGGAATATTTGGATTATTATTATTAGTATTCAAATAATTACCTTCTTTTATTAAAGTATTAAAATCTGTGTCTTTAGTAATATAAGGTAAAGAATTATAGTAATCAGAAAGATTATTTCTTACTAAATTATTACAAGGAATAATCCAATCGTAGAAGGCATAAGTATAAGGTTCTGTATCTGAAGTTCTATGTGCGATTCTAGAACAAACAGAATTAATACCGAATAGGGTAAAAATTTTGAACAATCCATCTAAAATTATTAGAATTAGTAAAAGAAATAGGGTCTTCTGCGATAACTTCTAAAAAACCAGTCGTGGTATTAGAAGTAATAGAAGGGTTATTATTAGCAATAGAAGTTACAATAAATTTACCAGGTGTAACGAAATCATTAAAATCAACATTTTCAACATTTTGAAATTTAAATGGAACAGAATTTTCAATAAAAGAAATTCTTTCATTTAAAGTAGAGAAATTTTTTGACATTGAGTTAACTCTAGATTGTAAAATTTCTGCTGAAGAAGAGCCTTCTGTTCCTGCACCGAGCAACAACATTGTTTAATTGATTTTGTAAATCATTAATATTATTAGATGTAGTATTTTTAAAAGTAGATAAATCACCATCGAACGAATTAACTTCTGTTTCAAGTGTATCAATTTTATTTGATAAAATGTTAAAATAAGGTTGCATAATTGAAGTAAGTTCTCCAGAACTTGACATTTCATCAAGTTTATTATTTATTTCTGATTGTACATCTAAATTATTAAAATAATTATTAACATAATCTTTTAATTGTAAGAATAAATTTTGTAATTCTGTAACACAACCTGCGTTATTGTTAACAGTAGGAATAACAGTATTTTTTAAATAATCACAAAGCCAAAGTAATTGTTCTTCGTAAGTCATAGATATTAAATATGAAGAAGGTAAATTTCCAATTGTGCAACAAAATTTAGTAAAAGGTTTTAAATTTTGAACGTTTTTTAAATCTGACATAAAAAGTCTCCTTTCTATATTAATATAATCCCATAAATAGGATATTTAATTCTTTAATAATTTCGGCGTCTACTGCTCGAATTGTATCTCTATATTGTAAAATCATTTTTTGATAAGAATCTAAAACACCTTTATTTCCATATTCGTGGTGAGTAAATTCTTCTGTTGATTCAGAATTTGAAGTAGATTCTGATGAAGTATTAGTATTATCTTTAATATTTGAAGTAGATTCAGAGCCTGAAGTATTAGAAGCATATTTACCACTTAAAATTTCTTTTTTATTAATTTGACCTTGAGGGGTGTCAGAATTAATAGTTAAACCAGAAGAATTATTACTTGAATCAGAATTAGAATTACCTTTACTAGTACCAGAACCTTTTCCTGTAATTTTTCTTGTTTCTGTAATATCAAAATCAACAGATTCAAGAGGGTCATATTCAAGAGAATTTGAATAAATAACAGGTAACATCTTTTCCATTAATTCTTGCATAGTAACTTTTGCGTAATGCTTGAAAAGATAAGGAGTCTCAAAACCAATCTCACGCATAAAGTAGTGGTCAACAATTTTTGTAGCTAGTCTATCTTTATTCCAAACATTTAATTTATTAATCGTATCAATTTGAGAAGGACTTAAAAATTCTGTAATTTCGTAATCTTTAAACCATTTTTCCACTTCATCTCTGCCATAAATTTCACAAACCTTGCGAAGTTCTATAGTATATTTAGACATTTTCTTCACCTTCTTCAATTTCAAATTCATCAGGTTTTTTATAATCTAATATAATACTTTGTTCTTTTTTAATAACATTGTATAAATCAGAACGTACACGAACAGTAACTTCTTTATCTGTACCTTTTAGATTATATTTTTCATTAAATTGTTTACAAGCTTCTAACCTAGGAGCTAAAAAAGATTGTAAATTTAAGTTAATAAGTTCGTTATTTGAATTAGCCTCGTCACTTACTAGACGTTCTTTCTTTTCTAACATTATATTATTAATACCTAAAAACGTCAATGCTTCGTTCCAAATTTCTTTTTTATAATCTTGTAATTTATCTGCTAAAAAAGGAGCGCCTGTATTAATAGCACGAAGTAAACCATCTTTAAGTTGTAAATTATCTCCAAAAATAAACGGTGAATTTCCGTCATATTGTGCGTATAAATTTTCCATAAAAATACGTTGTTTTTCATCGCATATTACCATAATAGGAAATTTTTGTGATTTTATATTAACATCGCAAGTTCTTTCAGCCTCATATAACCTATATGCGAACAATTCCATAGAACCCATAGTTGGTGTTCTATCCCAGTTATTTTGCACAAGTATACAAGTATCGTCTTTTTCTTCATCATTTAATCCTGTATATAATTTTCTAGTAGTGTTATAATTTAGAGAATAACAATTAAAAGCGACGGGTAATTCATAGAGATTAAACATACCAGAGTAATCACATCTAGTATTAATATAATCTAAAGAGTTATCTCTTAAAAAACAAGCTTGACCGTCTTCATATAGACATAACTCTAAAAATTGTTGATTCATTGAAGGTGGTAAATTTACCCATTCAAACATTGAAAGACAAATTTTTCTAAATCTATTTAAATAATCTGTATAAGTAGCACTATTTAAAACTTTAGCGTCTATATATTTATAGTTATTTCTATAATTATTTATATTAGTTTTTCTTTTTTTACTCATTTTTAAACTCCTTTCTAAATATTATTTTGAGAATAATCTAAAAAAGTAGAAGGATTATGCCATATTGTAACGCCTGTATCGAAAATTCTTTTTATTGTTTGCATATCTTCTTGAGGAATATCACCGACAATATTACAATCTATTGTTTTAATGTAATTCCAATTAGGTCTTGTATTAATATTTGGAACTTTTAAAGAATTTACTTTATATCCGTACATTGTGAAATAATCGTCAATAATTTTTGCAAATTCTCGCTTAATAGATAATTGATAAAAATAAAAAGTATTTGTTTTACTGCACGTATTAATATCACCGCCGTTTATGTTACCTTTTGCGGAATCTGGAATTAAACTATGTTGATAAATTTCTGCCATTTGGTTAGCAATACCAAAAGCACCAGAAACAACGCTACCCGTTCCAAGAATTGCCCCTCCTCCTGTTGCAATTGCACCTATTCCAGTACCAATTGAAAGTAAATTTGAAGTCATACCAATACCAATATTTACACTATTTTGGGTAAGCCAGTTAATGTATTCGTCTTTACTCCAAGATAAAGTTGGAAATTTACCGAGCCATTAAGCCTTCATCCTCGTTGTTTTTATCTCCACTTACTTTATAATTTAGAGGTGTAGCTTTTATAGAGCCACCAACACAAGGCACACCTTTTATATTAAACACACATTTATTTGGAGATTCTTCAATTTCGTTAAATAATTCATATTGTAATGTATTTGTAGAACCGTTATTATTACTTATAATCAAAGCACAGTATGGAAAAGTTAAAAGTTTTTTATTTTTTGGTATATAACCATTTAAAGAAGTAGGCTTATTTATATCTACTTCATCGTAATAAGGGGTAGATTGTCCATTATATTTTAGACCTTCAGTTTCATTATTAATAAAATATTTTGGTACAGCATAAACACTTAATACACTATCAGTATTTGTAAAACCTGCTATAATGTTGCTTACTTCACTTTGAGTATAAGCTAAATAAGCACCACCAGCAGAAAATATACCTCCAAAATCTGTAGCTAAAGGTTTTTGTCCTGTTGTTTCACTATCCATCCATTCACTCACTCTAATTACGTAACATAATTCTTCCATTTTATCATATTTTATCAAATTATCTATAATATACTCACCGTGTTCTAGACTTTCGGGAACTGTATGTTTACCGATTGTATCATCTTCTACGTGTTCTCTTTCGACGAAGCACTTTTTAAATATTATGTCAAATTGCCAAGTTTGGTATACATCAGTTTCAATTGATATATTTGTCATATAATCGTTATCATATTCCATTTTGGTTATAAAAGCATAAAACCATTTGTTACCATAATTTTCATTTTGATACATTACATAATTATATTTTAAAATTGTATCAATATGACCGAGGAAAACGTATTATACCATTTCGACGTTGATAAGAAATATTTTCTATTTCTATAGATTCACAATTGTTGAAGTAATTAAATTGAGCTTGCTTGCTTGCAAAATTTAATTGATTTTTATTATCAAGCTCGATTGGAACTTTTAAAAGTTTTAATGTTGTATTAGGAGATATTGACATTTTTTCACCTTCCTTATTTTAAATAAAGGCAAATATATTTTTATATTTGCCTTTATAATTTTATGCATTTTCTACTTTAACACTAACAGAAGTTGAAACATTTCCAGCTGTTGCCGTTAAGTTAGCAGTTCCTTGACCTGTAGCAGTTATTTTACATTCTCTTTCAGAAATTTTTTCTACTGTGAATATTTCTTTATTATCAGATTTATAAGTTATAGTAGGAGAATTCGCATTGTTTGGATTTACTGTTATTTCTATCCCTTCGCTATCACCAACATTTAATATTGAAATTCCTTCAGGAGCTTTAAAATCTAATGAAGTAATAGAAATTGTAGGTTCTTCTGTGGCAAATACAACTGCATTAGCAAAGTAGCTATAGTTAAATAATTTTATCGCATTAAGATAATAATTGATAGAACGGTTGTTTGCGTTCTTAAAATCATCAATATATAAATCCTGCTCTTTAATTCTAAACCATGATTTATCGGCAATTATACCTAATATTTTACTACCATCAAATAGTACTTTTCCTGTTTTTCTGTCATAAATATTGAAATCATTTACAGGTAAAATGTTACCCATTAATGTTGTTTTATCAACATTAAAAGCAGTTGCTAATACATCAACGTCTAATTCAGAACGAATCTCGTTTTTAATTAATAAAACGATATCCTCAGGGTTTGTGAATGTTTCTATTGCTCTACCATAGCCACCAACTTTTGACCAAGCGTTATATTTATCTGTAGGAGTTTGGAAATTCAAGAATAATGTTCTTGCCATTTTTACAAATTGTTTTGATAATGCTTCTGTAGTAGGTTTATTTATAGTTTGAATTTGTACGGCATTACTTAAGTAAGCTCTTGTTACAATTGCTTTTGTGTTGTTATATTCATCTATATAGTAACCATTATATAAAGAGTTTGTTTGGTCAGTTATATAACTTTCTAGAGTAGCCCAACTTACAAAAGCTTGTTTTAATTTTTGTCTATTAACTGTAATCGGATATTGCTTGTCAAAGTTAATACCTTGATATTGTACTTTAACGTCTGCCTCATATTTCTTTAAACATCCTGCAAAATCGTCTGCGTCAAAATCTCTTCCAACTGCTGGGTTTGTAAATAATTCTTGTCCCATATAACCAAGTGGTAATTTGTCACCTTCTAAAACTTTTAGAGGATTTTTGTAAACTTTACTAAAAAATTGCGTATAAACAATTCTTTGAATTAAATTATCTGCAAATTCGTTAAATAGTCTAGGAACGTTTAAAAGTGGTGCGGAAAATACTTCTATAGATGTAGCTTCATCTACTACAGGTACATTTGCTTGATATTCTGCACTACTTGCTTCTCTTGCACTATTTAATGCTACTGATAATCCTTGTTGACTCATAAAAATCACTTTCCTTTCATTTTAAAATATTTATTTAAAGTTGCCTTTTTCGTCGAAGGCATCTTTTAAACTAAATTTTTTTTCGTTTGTTTCATTATTTTTATTTTTTATTGTATTATCTTCTACACCAACTTGCTGAAATAAATTAGCATTTACTTTTAATAAATTTTCATTTGTTTGTTTTAATTTTGTTATTTCATTATCTTTATTTTGCAAAATAGTATTTGTTGCCTCATTTTCTGTAATTAATGTTGCTAAATCGTCAGCAATTAAACCTGCGTTTTCTTCACCGCAATTTTTTATTAATATTATTTGTTAAATTTTCTAAAACTTCTTTTTTCATAATATTATTTCCTTTCTTATTATATACATAAATAATTAAAATAATCAATAGAAAATTCTTCTATTTCTTAATTTTTTTGAATATAAAACCCATTTAAATTTTGTTTCTTTTTTAGAAGGTTTAGGAGGTTTAGGAGGTGTTATACCTCCTAAATACTCATACCAATAATTTGCCTGTATTCCTCTTATCGGCTGGTTAGGCTCAGCGGGTCTTTCGTAATTTGCTATAAAACATAAAGCTAAATAGTCAGGATTTTCTGTAGATGTTTTAAATTCTTGAAAACTTAATGGATAATTACTTGTAGGAATCCATTGTATATTATTTTCTACCTCGTAATTTATTCTTAATAGGTTAGAATCCATTTCAGAAGGGTCTAAACCTTTAGCACTTATCCAGTTTGTATATTTCGTGTAGGGTGTCCATTGAACTAATCCATAACCGTGTCCGTCAGGGTCTCCTGCTACTCTATCACTTTGCCAACGTCCGAGGATTTATACTACTTTCACTTTGCATATTGCCAAGCATTCCACATATTGCATTTAATGTAAATCCACTTACTAATAAAGATTTTGCAATATATTCTGCGTTTATTTGCATTTGTTCTAGTGTTAAAGGTTTTGAAGTATTATAATCATTTCCCCAATAGTTTCCATAAGTTCCAGTTCTTAAACTAAGTCCCATTTATGTCACCTACTTTATTTTTAAAATCTGATTTACATAAATTAAATTTGGATTTTTAATATTATTTACTTGCGCTAATCTTTCTACTGTGGTATTATGTTTATTAGCAATAGATGTTAAAGTATCACCTTTTTTAACAATATAAGTTATTTCTGTGCTTAATAATTTATTAACTTTATCTTGTATAGAATAATAATTATAACCGTGCTTTTTCTAATTTTTGCTTTCTTTCTTCACCATTTCCCCATTCTCCATTTAAAATTTCTCTTACTATTACATCTTCAGATTTTAAAATTTTATTTTCTTCTTTAATTTCATTTAATTGGTAGTTCATATCAACATTACCTATTATACCTAAAATTTTACCAGTAGAAGTATATTGCCAAAAATCAACTTTAAAATTAGCAGTATGCTTGTCTCCCCATTGTGCAAGCCATATATAATATTTTTCTAATTTTTTAACATCTAAATAATTATTAAACCAATTTAAATTTGCATAAATACCAGCATTATATCCATTTTTTATTATTTCTTCACAAAAGTTTATTGCAATTTTTGTACAAGTCTCTTTTCCTAAATTACTTGTCCTAGATTCTTCTAAATCAATAAAAACAGGTAATTCAAATTCTTTTCCTTTTATTAAACTTAAACAATTTTTTGCCTCTAGCAAACTATTTTCTAGACTTGTACAATAAGAATAATGATAACAACCGTATAGCTATTCCATTTTCTTTTAATCCTTTATAATGTTTTTCAAACATATTGTCTTTTTGACCTGAATCTTTTCCAAAACCGACAACGAATAATTGCGAATTCAATTCCCTGTTCTTTTAATTTACTATAATCAACATTTTGTTGCCATGTAGAAATGTCAATTCCTTTTCTCATTCTCATTTATTTTCACTCTCCTTTTTATTAATAGATAAAATACACATTGCTACTATTCCAAAAGTATATCCTAATAAAAATACTAATATTTCTTTAATCATTTGTATTATTCTTACTTTCTTTTTTATAAACTATTTCCGCTGTTTTTGCTATTGTTTCAACTACTTTTTCGGCAGTAGCTTTCTTTTCTGTTATTTCTCCAGTAAATTCCCTCATAACATTTTCAAGAAAAATTTGAAGTTTACGTGGAATTGGTAATTTACATAAAATCATATTTTTGAATATACTTAATATTTCAAAGACTATAAATAATAAATTAAAAAGTTCATTAAATCCAACCCTTTCAATATTTATATATTCTCTAATAGCTACAGGAATAAAAGCAATTAAATTTATGTTAACAATTGTATCAATCATCGCTAAAAATATAATCGCTATTAACATTCCTACTTTTCTTATTATTCCGTCAATTCCTATTGCAGAATTTATTTCTTTTTCTCTTATTGCTCTTAATATTCCAAAAATTGTGTCTAAAACAATTAATATACATAAAATTTTAAAAGTTTTATTATTAATTAAAAAATTAATATATTCCATAAATTTTCACCCCTTTTTATTATTTGTATAAGGTTATTTTATCATTCTTTTTTCTTTTTGTCATTATTTGTCTTTTTCTTTTCTTCTTTAATTGTAAAATCTGTTTCAATTAATTTTACTCCACCTTTTACGTGTTTAAATGTTAATTTTCCACCGTGTTGTAAATCCTGTTTTAAAATTTTCAAAATTTACAGAATCGTAGCAAGTTTTTGGCATACCTGCACAGGTTATTTTTATTTTTCCTTCTATTTCTTCTAAATAACATTTTTGTCTAACAAATTTTCCCTTAGTTGCAAACCCTTCATTTTTCCAAGCCCCTAATTTTACATCGTCTATATCGCAAAATTCTTTTAGTTCTTCTATCGATAAAGTAGTGTGAATTGAGTCTGTATCAGAATAAATATATTTATCTATACCATATTTTTCAATAGAATATGTTTTAATCGCTTGACTTGTCCTAATTGTTTTTTCTCTTGCATAAGCCGTTATAAAACAACCTACAGGAATATAAATACCTTCTTTTTCTTCTTTTTCTGATAAAGTATAGTGTATTATTTCATCTTCTCCAAGATATGGTATTTTTGATTGCACTTCTAAAGATGTGGCAAATTTACCATACAAAGAATTTAACATCATTTTACTCATTGCACGAATTCCTTTATTTCCTGTTATAGTTGCCTCATTTTTTCTAGCTATCCATTTATCAATATATTCTGTAAATAATCCTTCTTTACTTCTAAATTTCCACCCACATTCGTATTTTAAATCGAAAACCTCATATTGTTCTAAAAATAATTTTAAATCAATATTTGTTAAAATTAAACAAATAGGAGAGTCACCGTCTACACTTTCAGAAGTTTCAAGATATTCATTACCTAAATAACGCCAGTCATTTTTTATTTGTATGGTAGGTATTTTATTCTTTTTTAATTTAAAAGTACAAGTAATCATTTGTATATATAAATCATATATTTTATCTTGTTTATACTCACCTTCAAAAAATATAGGTTCACCGAATCGGCATTTTGCAAAATTGCATAACAGAAGGGTACAAACTATTAACGTCTAGAACATTTATATTTTCAACAATTTTTTCCTTGTAAATAGGATTTAAATAAGTAAATCCACCTTTATAACTTTGTCTAATATCTTTGTCAACGTTATAATCTAAATTAGTAAACCAATGCGAAAATTTATTTTTACCTATTATTTCTTTATAATCATTTAAGGCGTTACTTGCACTTGTCATTTTTGTAAGATTTTCATTAAATAATATATTTAAAGCTTTTGCAATAATTAAAACATCATTTTTTATATAGTCTTTTTCTTCTTCAGTTAAAATATGACCTTTTTCTCGTTCGCGATTATAATCAATTTTTAACTTAGAAATTGGAAGTCCGTACGTTTTAGCAATAGAATCAACACTCATATTTATTATTTTTAAAGAATCTATAAAAGTAGTTTTATGAACTTTTTTATTTCCGTTTAGAATAATAAAGAGTAATTGTATAAAATTGTCCCATATCAGATATTAAAGTAGTAAAAGTATTTTCCTCTACATCTTGTTTTTTCTCAACGTGTTTAAATCCGTGAGTTAAAGCCCAGTATATTATAAATTCACCATCAAATTTTAAGTTGTGAAAATAAAATATAGCGTTTTTTTCTTTTTTACAATATTCTATAAAACTATCTATATCATTTCCAATTTCTAAATTTTCTTCGTTTCCTATTTCACAGGTAGCCCACGCCCAAACCCACGTTTCGTCATCTTTCCAGGTCGCAGTTTCAAAATCAGCAGTAAATTTTTTCACATTTTTTAACTACCTCCTAATTTTCTTTTTTAGAACTTTCATTTTTTGGTGCTTCCATAAAGTAATCAAAATTTATATTACTATTTTTTATAACTTCATTAGTTTTATTTTCTAAAGAAATTCCTAAATCTTCAATCCACTGGTAAAACTGTGCTTGTGTTAATGTTTCATCACTAAGCATAGATATATCAATTACATTTATATTTTCTGTGTCTTTAAAAAAATTATAAAAACTAATAGGATTACTATAATTATTTAAAACCTTCATTACTTCTTCATACCCGTCAAATTTTTTATAAATTACTAAACTTTTTAAATAATTTTCTTTATATACTAAAGCTTTTCTCATTTCATAATCAGATTTACCCTGTTTAAATAAATAAGATTTAAAATTTAAAAATTCAGCACCTTGTTTTTCTTCTAATTTTTTCAGCTTTTCAAGAGTTTGTAGAATTTCTCTGGGTCTTTTATGTCCCATTTGTACAGGTGAATATTTTTCTCCTGGAATAGGTTTTGTTAATTCTGCGTATTCTTGTTGTAATCTTGTTTCTGCTCTTTTCTTAGCTTTTCTTAATTCTCTATATTCCCAAGTTGTTATTTTTTCCCCTGATTTTGTTTCGTATAGATTTGCATTTTTAAATTTTTCTAAAGATTTAATAAATCTATCTAACTCATTTTTTGTTGTTATACTTTCTTTTGCCTCTTCATAATTTAATTTTGAAGGTAAATATTGTTTATTTTCTATAGTTTCTAATTGTTTTATTTTTTTATTAAATTTATTTATGGCTGTTTTTAAATTTGTTTGATTCTTAATGTTCCATCTAATTAAATAATCCATTTACATCACCTAATATAAAATAATTGTGCTTACTATTATGCTATTTTCTGTTATTTCTTTTTTATTTATTTTGTCATAAATTCTAAACCCTCTAGTTTCTAGCTTTTTATAATAACTAAATAAAAAATAAGTTCTAAAATAATTTCTAATGTTATACTTTGCCTCTAATTTAAAACACTCATAATTTACATAATTTTCAACATTTAATTTAAATTTTTCTAAATATTTGATTGAGGAAAAATAAAATATAAACCCGTCAGTTGTATAAGAATATTCACTTTCTTTTAAATCTAAAAAAATTCCTCTTTTTGTTTTCATAAAATATCCTTTCTGGAAGAGCTTGTTTATACAAGCTCAAACCCTAGAGCCTTGTTATTAGAATCTTTTGTTTTATTTTTTACAATTTTAATTTCTAATCCGTTTTCACTCTCTAAATCAGATTTACCAAAACATTCTAAATATTTCATTAGTCTTATTGTAAATGTTTTAGAACCTGTAGCGTAGCTTTTTCCGTTATCATCAATTAAAATACAACTCATAGAAGTTTCTGTGTCTTTTAATATTTCTCCTGTTTCTTCGTCAACAATAGGATTTTTCATCGGTTTTTTAAATGTTTTAATTAATATTTCTTTTACTCTTATTAATTCTCCTTCACAATCGTTTAATAAACAATCAACATTATTTTCTAAATTAAATAATTTCTTTTTATCTGTTATATTTGTAAATGTGTGTTTTTCTGTATCGCTATTTCTTCCTAAAAATTCTAATCCTTGAATATTTTCATTACTTTCAACTATTTCTGTAGATTCTACACTTTGCTTTGTCATTTCTTCATTTTCCATAATTTTTTACCTTCTTTCTACTATTTAACGCATAGTTGCTTTTTGACTTGTTTTATTTATATAATCTACTTTATTAGTAGTTACATACTTAATAATTCTTTAAATATTTTATCAATTGTTTTGTCACACTTTTTAGCTAAATTATAATTTTCTTTTAATTCTTTATTACAATTTACTATTTTTTCTAAATTTAAAAGGTCTTGTCCAATTATAAGATTACTTCCTTTTAATTCTATAATTCCATTTTCTATATGTATCATTTACTTTCACCTTCCTTTATATTAATTCCCTCCACTACCCACCACTTTATGTATTTAAGATACTTTCTTTTCTTGTGCTACTTCCATTCCTTTTGCTACTAATAATAAAGTATTTTTATTTTCTTCTGTTAAGTTCTCAAATACTTTTTTCATATCTTCCTGTCTTTCTAACATTTTCATCACCTCACTTTTTTGTCGATTATTTTCTTGTTTTCTTTATTCTATGACTTTTATCGACATTTGTCAATACTTTTTTAAAAATTTATTTAATTTTTGTCGACTATTGACAAAGCAATTATATAATGTTATTATTTTTATCGAAAGGAGTGATAAAAATTGAATACGCGTATTTTACAAATTAGAAAAAATCTTAAATTAACACAACAAGAATTTGCTACACAAATAGGAATTTCACGTTCTTCACTTTCAGAAATGGAACTAAAAACTGCACCAATTACAGAACGTACAATTATTTCTATTTGTGCTAAATTTAACGTCAACGAAGACTGGTTACGCACACGGTAAAGGCGAAATATTTAATACAATTGATAAAAAATTCGACGAATTCTTTTCTATTTATAATAACTTAAACGAACCTTTACAAGATTTCTTATATAAAACTGCTTTGAATTTTTTAGATACTCAAAATCGTTTATAATTCAAGTCTATTAACATAATGTTTTACGGGAAACTATTTTTAGTTTCCTTTTTTCTATTTATGTACATTATTGAGTACATTTTTAAATATTATTCATAAAAATGTTAAATATTTTGTAAAAATCTATTGACAACTACATCATAATGATGTATAATGTATTTAATAAATTAATAGAAAGAATTGATTTTTATGAAAAATAAAATTTTAATAGGTATTATATCTCTACTTTTATTGATTAATATTCGGTTTAATTATTTCCTTGATTTATACTCCTAAAGTTAAACTTCCTTCTAATTTTACTAAATGCTATCAAGAGGATAATTTTTTCGTAGTTTATGATAATAAAACTAAAGTTATGTACTCAGTTAGTGAAGATGATGTTTTATCTCCTCTTTACTTTAGTACAGGAAATTTGCAAGTTTATTCAAAATAGAAAGGATTGATTAAAATGGAAGAAGATATTAAAAATGCTTACTTTGAAGTGGAAAGTTTAGCTTATGATTTAAAATATAAATCAATAAATCAAGATGAAATAAAACAAGGTGATAATATTTATACATTATTACATTTAATTAATAGTTTACTAAAAGAAAATGAAGAACTAAAATTAATTACACAAAATTATAATGCTTTTAAAGTTGATTCACCAAATTCAACTAAAATTATTATTGCTGACAGTGAATATTTTATTGATGGATTTTTTAAAGAAAAAGAAGAATATCATCCAAATGTAAATGCTAATACCTATTTAACTAAACAACAAAAATTACAATTTATTAAGGATTTTTCTAAAATTAAAGTTTGTAATTTATGTAAAGATTTACGGAATTGATAAATCTAATCTTTATCGTCGGAAATACCTCAAATTTTAACGTTGATATGATTTATATGTATATTTTAGAAAAATTAGATAATTTGTTCGATTTTATAAAAAATAATGAAGAAAAATAGTTGTACTTTATTAGTATTTAGGTTATAATAATATTGGTGAACGTAAGGGTTTAATTGTAAGTGTAATCTAGTTTTCCATCTTTTTAGATGACCACGGCGAAGAGTCGCGAAAACTGATTGAACATGGAGTGGTTTCCCGCTTACAAACTCTTACTATCCCAGTTATCACGCTATAGCTTAGTGGTAAAGTATTAAACTTATTTAATTTCATAGGTTCGATTCCTATTAGCGTGTTTTTCATTTGGTTTCCTTTGTATTAATTTTATTATTTGGAGGTGTCAAAAATTGTGGTTTGATGAGTCTTTAAATAGAATTTTATCATATAATGCTATGATGAATATTATTATCGGAGAACGTCGGAGTTGGTAAAACTTATTCTATTTCAAAATTTTCCATAAAAGATTTTATTAATAAAGATAATCAATTCGCTTACATTAGACGTTATAAGTCTGACTTAAAAGAAGCAGTTCCACAATTTTTTGACGCTCTTATAAAAAACGAAGAATTTTCAGATGTTAAGCTTAATACAAAAGGTAAAAAATTTTATTGTAATGACAATATTTGCGGTCACGCAATGACCCTCTCAACTGCTCAAGATTTAAAATCTTCTAACTTTAACAAAGTTAAAAATTTAATTTTTGATGAGTTTATGATTGAAGAGGGTCAGAAAAAATATTATCTTAAAAATGAAGTTGAAATTTTTCTTAATTTAGTTGAAACTATTGCAAGACTTAGAGATGTTAGGATTTTTCTTTTGGGTAATGCCGTTTCTATTACTAATCCTTATTTTTTATATTTTGATTTGAGTTTGCCATATAATTCAGATATAAAGACTTTTAGAAACGGCACTATTTTAGTAAATTATACTAAAAATCAAGAATACAGAGATATAAAAAGAAAATCTAGATTTGGTGAAATGTGTAAACGGTACTTCTTTTGAATCTTATGCTATTGATAATATGTTTATGCAAGATAATACTAATTTTATCGAAAAGAAAAACGGAAATTGTAAGTTTAGTTTTGCTTTTATATTTAATAATCAAACGTTTGGTGTTTGGATTGATAATATTAATTCAAAAATTTTTGTATCTTCTGATTATCTTAAAGATACTCCATTTATGTTTGCAACAACTATTGATGTTCATACACCGAATACTATGTTTTTAAATTCTGCTAAGAAATACGCGTGTTGGCGTATGTTTATTGATAATTATAACCTTGGTAATGTTAGATTTGAGAATCAAAAGATTAAGAACATTGTTCAGCAGTTAATTAAAAATATAATCTTACGTTAACCATTTGAATAGATGTTTGGTATTGTGACGTGAAATGTTAGAGTATCAATGGTTTGAATAATGTACACATTGAAGGTGTAGTTTGGGACTCCCGAGGCGCTGGAATTTCCTGGAAATTATTGGGGAATTCGCCCTCGGGGTCTTTTCGGCGGA